GAAAGCGATATACTTGCCCGCATGGTTACTACGAGTAATAAGTAAGAATTCTTTACATCGGTCGGGGCTACTGCAACCGTACCAGAGGCACTTGTCGCATAATTTGTCCAAGTGTTCTCAAGAACAACGCCTTTGGGGACAACAACAAAATCCCGATCTTTGCTGTAATGACGTGTAGTCGAGGTTATTCCGGCGTAAGTAGCTCCAACTGCAAACGTGATTAGGCGATAAATCTGCCAAAACAAGTTGTGTTTTACCAGCTCTCGACCGACGTATTTATCGAACTGCATAATCGAGCGTTTGAGCATAAAGCTCATTCGCTCAAAAACCGCATACAGCATCCAGTAGGGGTCAGTATAGTAAAGTGTCATTTACACCTCCAAGTAGGTAATCGCGCAAGATCCAGTTAATGCAACGGCGCCATGTTTGACTTGAACTTTCCAGCCAGCTTGCAGGACTGACTGAATTCCAATGAACCACACTGAACCAGGTCCGACAGATCGTTTTTTAAGAATTTTTACGTTGCTGGAATCGTCGATGATCTGGATCGAAATTGTCTGAGTGGTTGTGTCGCTATTTGAGATCATAAGAGACTCCAGTAGATACTTTTTTCCTGCTGGAACGGTCAAAGCATCGGCGAACGTGTCACCTGCAAAGTTGAGGACGCTAGTACCACCGGATGAGACCATGAACGAGGCACTTGCATACCCGGTACAGGTCGCGCCTACTTTTGCCTGAATGGAATCAGTAGGCGATAAAACGATCGGGCAGTTCAGAGTAAACTCCTCATCCGGAGCAAGTCGAATTTCGAAAGTCACGTAATCTATCGATGAGCGCACGATCTTGAAATAGAACGAAGTCGTGACACTCGAATCTTTATTTGATAAACAGATCTGTGTTGCCCGGTACACGCCGGACGCGGGAGCAGAAACGAGATCCTGGTACGACGTGGTCAGGGTCAAATAGCCTGATGTATTCGGAACCTCTATACCACCGCCAGCCCCGCCGATCATCCACCAGAAAGAACCGTCGTACCTGAGCATGACCGCGAGATCTGCTTTCAGGTCAAAGTCCTTACCGCCTGGCAGTTTGATATTCCCTGTGTTGTGTTTGAGTTTTACGACCCGCGCACCGTTCGTGAGATACAAACTGATGGTGTCCCCTTCATCCCCGCCGTTGATCGTGTCAAGATCATCACTCGACGCGCCTCCTTCGGTTTCAAGTGAATAGTGCATTTCGCCAGCGCCAGGGTCAACTGTGATTGCCCCACTGGTAACGGTCAAACCGGACCCGGCAACCGCGACGATCCGGTGAGCGTCTCGCACAACCGAGTTATACAGTTCGAGGCTTGCCTGGGTTTTGGTTGTAATCTGTGTTGATTCAGGCATGTTTAATTTCCTTTCACTTCGAGCTCGTAATCGAATGTCAGATCAACAATCCCGCCCGTGTTATCTTTCGATTGCAAAAAGTGCGAGAATAGCGTCCCGGATCCGAGTGTGGCAGTGGCAGTCGAACCACCGAAAATCCCGACCTCTTTGATATTGTACGGACATTCAGACGCGAGGTAGAAAACCGATAACGTGATTATGTTTGCGACCCGTTCCCTGAGCGAGAATATCTTACGTGTAGCTTCTGCTCCAAGGGATGTGTCAAAGAGCGTCGGATTTGTTGCATCCGTTCCAATGGCATGATAGGTAAGTCCGACCGTTTCGTTGTCGAGCAGGCGATCCGCTACAAAATATTTTCCGGTATTCACAACGAGATTATGAACGATCTGCTCATCCACCAAACCGTCGTGAAGTTTTGCCAGAGTCTGTGCTTCCCTCAGGTTGAATCCGAGTATGAGAGCAGGTTGAATGTATCCGGGCTTCCATGCGCGGAGTTTGGATTTTCCAGAAAGAGAAAAGGTGATCTGTTGCACTGCATATCCTTTCTTATGGCGTAAAGGCGCCATACGGGAAGTAAAACGCCTCAGTCAGAACGTCAGAGAAATAATAGGGTTCTGTCAGTTCATCAACCGTTTTTGCCTCTCCAAAGCTGATATCCTCGTTTGCCTGAAATACTTCGTCGAGTACCTCATCCTCACGCCAGGGAGCAGGTGGCTGTACACGTTTTGCCAGAGAGACCAGAAGGTCGATCAGATCCGGGTTGTAAGTTCCGAGCGTAACTTTATACGATGCACGCCCGTAGATCCCGACCGTGCAAGTGACACGCTGGATCAGATAAGTGGTATCTATCAAGCGCAGAGAATTTTTTAGCGAAACGGTTTGCCCGGAGCGCAAACCGGGCTGATCGCACCCCAGTGTAATGACTGCCTTTGCGAATGAGGATTGCGCGAGCTTTGATTTTCCTCGTAGTTTTGCGGTGGCTTTGGTCTCAATATTCTGGTCGTTGATCACGTCGTCGAACCACATACCGTAATGCGTGTATGAGATTGCATCCTGAACGTTCATCCTCAGAGGAACCTCATACTTCGCCGTGATCTTGACCGCGTTCGCCAGATTCGGGAAGGGATCTTCCTGTTCCAGCACTTTTTCGTTGAAGTAGAAAAGCACATCATTCAGCGCTGAGAGCTTGTCGATGTAACCGATTTTTACAGTAAGCTGAGTCCAGACTGGAACGTCTACCGTGCCATCGTTGCGCCAGACTTGAATACTGGATTGTCCGTCAGGCGCGTGCAAGCGGAACGGCAGGATCACCCGGCTTTCCGATCCGGTGCCCGCCAGATAGAACGTCGTATCCTCAGAATGATAGTTACCGCCGATAACCTCGATCCGGTTTACGATCCCGGATCCATCTCGATTGAGTTCTAAACCGTTATATGGATAATCGTTTACAAAATCCGGAGTGTCCGATAGGTTGAATGGTGCACTGTTATTCTCAACATCGAAAAAGTGGAGCTTTTTCTCGCTATCGACGTACCAGTCAGCCCCGGCAAGGTCCGCAAGTTGCTTGATCGCATCCATGACGAGGACACGGTTGAAACGGATCCGATCGTGTGTTTTCAAAGAAACTACGTATGTCGATACATCGAACCCTTCATCGGCGAGGTACTTAGTGAAGATATCGTTGATGATATAACCGTCAGTCTGGTTCAGGTATTGCTCTTTGATCCGCACATGCTCAAACCGGATCGAGTAATCCGACGCGCTGAGGTTATGATCGAGACCGAGATCTGCTCCGTCATGATCTTGGAAGGAGATCACGTAACCGCCGAAGATCTTTGTTGCCCCGTCGTATACGATGATTTCCTGCCAATCCCGAGGGGTGGTAGGTGGGTTTTCCAGATATACACGTAACGTATCGACCTGCCGGGTGAGCGCGTTATCGATCACCAGCGACCCCGGGCGCACGTATTCCGTGAAATCCACGCCGTCGATCAGCAGGGTAATGTCGAGACGGTCGGGAAACGTCATAGGGTAACTCCCTGCAAACTCAACTGTTGCATGATCTCGCGGACGACCGCTCCTGGATCACCGGAGCCGTTGACGTTGATCACAACCCGGTTTGCGTTCGTGGTTGAGGTTGAGGACCCACCAGACAATAATCCGGGGGCAACCTGGGTAAGCATTGTTGAGGCGTCTCCGACCGCGTTTACCGGGACGTTCACCCCTGCACCAATACCATCTGCCAAGCCGAGCATGAGGTTTTGACCGATCTCTTTGAACACGGTCGAGGGCGAGGAAATTCCAAGAATATCCTTTGCTGTGTCTACGATAGCGTCAACCGCAGTATGGAGCCATGCCATCATAGCGTTGTATTTATCTTTCAACCCGTCCCATAAGCCCTGAATAAAATCCTTGCCGATCTGCTTGATGGCTGGGATTTTTTCTGTGACCGTATCGAGAACGCACTGGATCCACGTCACAACGTCCAAAATGATCTTGTCGATTATCTCTTTGATCGAGGTTTCGATGTTTTCCCAGGTCTCTTTCGTGTTGAGCTTGATCTCGTCCCATTTTGCTTTGATGTTTGCGCCAAGCTGAGTGAGGTTCGTACCGAAGTAACCGAGGATGGCATTGAAGAAAGCCTTGATCGCCTCCCAACACGCGAGTAGATTATCAATGACGATCTGTTTCAATGTTGCCCATGCGCCAGACCAATCGCCCGTCACCAGTTGCATGATGAGCGTTGCGATTCCGAGGATCGTATCGATAAGCCCGGAAAGGATCGGCTGGATCACAGCCCAAGCAACCTTGATGATCTCGATTACGATCGTAACAACCGTCATGATCACGTCACCGATGAATTGAAAAGCGACTTTCAGAGCATCGAGGAAGTTCTGAATGAGCGGACCATTATTGACAAACCACGTGGAGATTTTTTCGAATTGAGTAGCAAGGAACGGGATCGCTTCCCGGTACAAGTTACCCATGACTTCGCCGATCTTGTCAAAAACAGTGGTTTGCGTGGTCGTAATTACGTCGACAATTCCCTGAATTTTCTCGCGGATCCCGTCGCCGTTTTCCTGCCAGAATTGACCGAAGTTTGCAAAAGCTCCGTCGATGATTGGTTTTGCATCCCGGAAACCGAGTTTTACGTCCTGAATAAAATCAGAGACGGTATCGACGACTGACTGCAACTCAGGTGGCAATTCGAGGTCGAACGCCTCTTTGAGCGAAAATTTGAGGCTCGCTCCTGAGGTGAAGAAATAAAAGAATTTATCGATCTTGTCATTGACTTCCTGAAAACCTGAGAAAAAGTCGATCACGCCAGTAACGAAGTCTCCGATCTGTTGACCAAGTTCTTCCAGTTTTCCGGAATTCGAAAACTCGACGAATTTGTCCATGAGCCCGCCGAGGAATGCCGTTACTGCTTCCAGCGCTGGTCCCATGATTGCGGGCATGGTCAGCGCGAACACGTCATTGAAGTTTGATTTGAGCCCATTCCAAGTTTTCGATAGCCGTTCCGACGCACCCCCAAACTGGGTATCCGCGTACTGTTCGAACGAGGACGCGAAATCAGCCCAATCCAGTTTTCCCTCAGCGATTAACTTGTTAAAGTCTTGGTAGTCCTCGATTGTGTATCCGGCTTGCTCAGCGATACTTTTCAGAGCGCCGTTCAGGTCGAAACCTGCCATAGCCAGTTGCCGAACGTCAACGGCGGTTACTTTCCCCTGCATCCTTACCTGAGCGAGGTTGTACGCCATTCGATCGAGCATGTCGTTTGTAGCGCCCGTTCCGGCAGCGACGTTCAGCAAGCCACGAGTGAACGCCATTGATTCATCGGCGGTAAAGCCAAATGCCATACCCATTTTGAATGTTTGGTTAATCGTTTGCAGTTCAAACGGGGACTGGATCGCCAGCGTCCGGAGCTCCCTGAGTAACCGCTCAGCCTCGACCCGTGCCTGAGGCATAGCCTCAGAGATCGTCATGGCTCCGGCGATCTCGCGAGCCATAAGCGCTTCAATACCGACCTGCATAGCCTGCATATCGGCAGTTGCTTGAATTGAGTTCTTGCCAATCGAAAGGATACCCTCTGCTATCTTCATAAAGACCCGAGAAGCAAGGATACCGCTTGCGATTTGACCAATGTTCGAAAGCGCTCCGCCAAAACCACCGAGCGGACCGCTTGCGTTGTCTTTACCGACCACTATGATTTCAAGCCGATACGATTCTGATCCTAGCATTTATGAGCCATTTCGTGTCGGTTGCTCTGCTTTCCAAACATTCCACCGAGTCAACCAGCGTAGGGTTAAGCCCTTTTCGACTTCCCAGGGCGGGACGTGAAAGGCAAGAGCCATTTCCATAATCAACGCCCAATCAGGCGGGTCGTGCTGAATCTTGCTCTTGCCTGTGAACCACCTTACGCCCCGCCGTTCGCCGGGGGGACTTCGGTTTTCCCGGCAAACGCATTAAATAGCGCCATGAGTTCTGAGGAGCTAACGCTGTTCAGGATTTCCAGCTTTTCCTCGTGTGATTCTGGCTCGATCATGCACGACGCCAGCAGGTCGATCATTGCGTCAATATCCTCGGGCTGAGCCTTTGCGAAGTCAGATAAACCGCGTTGCACTTGAATAAAACGGCGCCACATCGGGAGAAATCCCGGTGCGTCCTGATCGATCGGTTTGATCTTGACGGTCTTGTTCTGGATCTTGATTGCAGGTTCTTTTTCCATTGATTTTTTCCTATGAGATTAGATTCATAATCTCTTATGGCAAAGTGGCTACTTTGTTGACCAGGGAGATCTTCAACCAGTTCGCGAAAGTGGTGTGATACAGGGGATTGAGCACCAAGTCGAGCTGTGCAACACCGTCTGCGTCCGGGAACAGTTCCGGGGCTTCGGGAGTAAATCCGGCATACTCGACTGTGATGGTGTGATCAGCGTCGAGTGTCCAAACCAGCTTTACCTGAGCCTTGAGAGGACCGCCGATAATTGCATCCAGCCATGCCTTTGACTGCGTCGCTTCGAATTCCAGGGCAAGTTTCAACTGATTACCGCCAGCGTCAAACTTGTTCTGAATGATGTCGATCGGGTTCAGAGATCCGAGACCAGATTTCAAAGCCTTACCGGAATTGATCCCAAGCTCGAATGAAAACGCATTGGCGGTTATTGGCGTTGTACCCATCGTTCCAGACCAGATGTCGAGGAACATGGTCATTTGGTTCGCGTGAGCGTAATTGACCACCGGATCCGCGAGAGCGGGTGACGCGAGCGCTTTCACCGCGACGGAATGACCAAGCATTGAGCAGTCGAAAGTAAGGCGTTTGTTCGTCTCGCCCTTCAAAGTGAGCTCGTTACCAACTGCACCAACTAAGCCGTAAACGCCCTCAGACGATCCCCGGATCAGCGTACAGATACGCGGAACGGGTTTTTTTCCGATAGGTCCGGCGTAATCGCGGGTATATTTGGTCGTCCCGGATGGCGTTGCCTCGCCAAGAACAGAATCGAGGAAATATCCGATCTGTTCAAAGTTGACATCACCTGAGATTTTCGCTTCGCCTGACTGCTTGTCCAGGGTGACGTCGTAAGCGGGAACCAGAGTACCGCGCTGTTCCTCGACGATGGAGCTCTCGACCTTTGGAGTGATAGATCCATCTGAGATACCAACGAGGCGGGCGGTGGGAGTGACAGCCGTATCGAAAGCGGACTGCTTACCGATCTGCCATTCCATAAGTGCAAGTTCATTGTTCGGGGTCGTCATTTAGTAGCTCCTTTACTGCGGTTGAGTCTGACTTTTTGGAATTCGCAATGCTGTAAAGACCAGATTGCGAAACTGCGTCTTGGAGTTCCTCAGACAGCGATTGAAAATCAGCGTCAGTCAAATCGCGAGCCGGAACCCCAGGGATAAAAGCTCCTGTTCCGATATATTTGAATTTCATGTGTCCAGTCCTTCCACTTCGAGGTAAATGATTTCGAGAAGGTAAGGATTTCCGTCGAGCATTTGAACGTCGAGCCTGTCAGTCGCCTGTGCGTATTTGAGGGAACGGTAACTGGTTCCGATCTGGTGATCGGCAATCCAGCCAGCGATTCCAGCCTCGATCTCGTCAGCCTTGTCCTCTCGTTGAGATTCAGTGAGCGGGTTGTTTTGGTCTCCGTCGTAGATCAGCGAATGGATCTCGATTGTCATAGCGGATTGGTAACGCTTCGTACCCATGCCCTGAAATGCCCTCAGTGATTGCCCGGAGAGCACCAAAAGCACAGGAGATTCACCGTTCAGCTTGCCTACGCGGTTGGCGTAAACCGATGAAACAGGTTTTTCGGTTCCGGTCAGCGAGGTTCTGAGTCCGGTTGCGATTTCGTCCCGGACGGTTTTGCGTGAGAGAACGGTCATTGTTGGATCTCCCTGATGATCACCAGAGCGCCTTGCTCTGCGGACTTGTAAGCGTATCGACGCATGGCGATTTTATAAAAAGCATGTTCACCTCCGCGCCGATGTTCGGTGATACCGTAGATCGATGGAAGTTCACCAGTGCGCGGATTTTTTGATGCTGGATCGATGTAGATCCTGTATTTCGCTGGTCCAAGTTGACCAATGCGGTGAGAGGCTCTAAGCGCTCCGGTATCAACGTGGGTAACTGCAACCGCGTAACGATGTAAAGAGAAAGTCGCCTTATATGCACCTCTCCCCAAACCGTTCTGAGGTTTGATGGCACGCATAAGGCGTAGGTTCGCCCGTTGTGCTTCCTGAATACCCGTGATTCCTTCGATCATTTCGTTTCCTCGATGAGCAAATGAACGAACCCCGTACCATCCGTTATGAAGGTTTGCAAGAGCTCGATCGGTGTATCAAAAATGATGGTTTTGGTCAGTTGTGCGAAACGGATCGCGTTTTCCGATGCCGGGTCAAACGGAGTGGCTTTGAGACCTATTACATTAGTCGAGGCAGCCAATCGCTTACCGCCTGAGGACGTTGAACGTTTGGTCGAAACCGTGAGGGTCGCCATGCGAGCGAACGAGGACGAGCTTTGCTTGCTCATTGTCCAATCCGATACAGCCCGGATCGGGTATTCCTTAGCTCCGTAAACTAGCAAGTCGCCCTCACGTATGTCGATCATTCCTGTTCCTCTTGAAAGTCCAAACTGACAGAACCCGCATCCAGCGCACTGATTCCAGATCCGTACTTACTGTTGATGTCGTCAGCGAGCTTGTCGATCTGCTTGATGATCTGGTCATGCAACTGCGAGAGGGATTCCTTTCGAGGACCGACCGCTATATCCACTAGATCAAGATTCCCGGCGATATTTCTCAGTAAGCGCAACTCCGCACGATCGAGCAATTCCGAGATCGAATTCCCGACCAAAGAAACGTCGGTATCGGTGATCGTCGCAATACTCGATGGGTTGTACCCCATATCGAGTATTGCAGAACCGATCGGATCATTGAGATCTGGATTTGATCCAGAGATCGTTGTACCATCCAGCCCGGCAACGGTCATTTTTTTACCAGCGCGCCGGATCAGGATTGCTTCGACGTTTGCGCGAGTTATTGACATTTCAGTTCACCTGCCTTATGCGCCAGCGAAGGTAATCGCGTCCGAAACGACGAGCTTGCCGTTCGGGAGCACGAGAACCAGGTACCAAGTACCAGCACCAGCTTCGCCAATGGCAAGGTCGATGTCTCCATCGGCTTCACTTACCAAAAGAAAAGTCTTGCCAGTAACGATCGGTATTGCCAATCCGTCGGTTCCGATTGCGGTCGAGGTTGGCGCGGTAGCGGTAACGCTCGAACCGTCATCGTTGTCCGAAATGTAAGCCATGATCCCGGCAGAATGCGCTAGATCGACACCAGAAGCATCCTGCAACTGGATCCCGACAGCGATTGCGTCGTCAGCCTCTGCTCCAACGGTGATCACGGCATCTGCCAGTGCTCCGGTGAGGGTATTGAGCTCTGCGGTCTCGGCAGTGATACCGTCGAGTACATTGAGCTCTGCGGTCTCGGCAGTGATACCGTCGAGTACATTGAGCTCTGCGGTCTCGGCAGTGATACCGTCGAGTACATTGAGTTCAGCAGCCTCGGCAGTAAGACCGTGAAGTAAGTTGATCTCAGTTGCAGTGGCGGTCAAAGCGGTCCCGCCAATTTCGACTGTTTTTTCTACTTTCAGATGACCAATAACCATTTTTTCTTCATTGATCCAGGGGTCGGGCATTTTATTTTTTCCTTTCTAAAAGCGGGGCGGTTGGTTGCCGCCCCGCCTTGTAGTTACTCAGCTTGATCGTTTGGTGTTTCGTCGACCTTATCGGCTTTATCAGCCTTGTCGACATTTCCCGCAGTTTTGCCTTTTTTGAGGAGTTTCAGGATCAGAGCGACATCTTTCTCGATTTTCTCGATCCGTTGCTCCTGGGCGACTGCGGCTTTGGCTTTAATAGCCTCAGCGCGAGAAGGTTTCATCTGCTATCTCCCTTATCGTGCGTAAGCTGCTGGTACGGTGTAACCAGCACCATTCGCGAGTTCCATGACGACGCCGTTCAAGCGGTTGCCGACACCCAAACCGTAGCGGTGGCGGTAATGGGCATTCTTGAACGGATAGATTTCATCCTCAACAACGAGAGTCAATCCGGTGGTTAGCCCGGTATCAGCAGGGTCGTTACGCTTGATGAGAGGTTTGGGAACGCCGGGTTCCATGTAGATCCCGACCATGTAGCCGGAAGGGATCCAGCGCCACTCGATCACCCAACAGCCGTTGGTGCGACCGATCACACGCCCGGGCACGTTCGCCGGGAGACCAGTAAGTTGATCCACGTTCGCGCCTGGGATCACGTACTTATCATTGACGGGATCGAAGTCGGTGAGGGCTTCGGTTACGCTTACCTCGTCCGGATTGATGAAAACGGCGATATTTTCACCGCCAGTCGCAACCCCGAAGTGTTCTTCGAGTTCGTTGCGAATGGTCACAAACGGGTTATTGGTATCGCTGATCGAGGCAGAGGTGTACCCCGATTCGAGATAGTGAGTGTCAGTCGCTTCTGCGTCCGATCCGAGGACAGGCGGGTACAGCACTGCATCACCATTGGCGAGGGGCTGTACGCTCAAAGCTCCGTGAATGAGATCTGTGAAAGTCCAGGCAGTGTTGTTCAGCAGGGCGACGAGGATCTCACGGCGCATGGTATTGATGTCCTGCGCGAAGATCGTGAGCAAATGGCGGTTGAGCTCTTGCACGGTCATATACGCGACCGCGATATCATTCTTTGAGAACTGAGCGCCAAAATCTTCCAGAGGGAAGGCGACGTCCCACTCGCCGAACGCTTTGACGGCTGCGGACTGACCTGAACCGCCCCGGCGCTGCAAGTAACCACCGCCAGGCAGTTTGAATCGACGTTTGAAATCCGATGTTTCTTCGTCGACGAAAACGCTGTAAGCGGCTTGCAAGTCAGCGTTGTGACGCTCGATGATCTGCTGAACCGCGTCGTACACGACACGCTGTCCGATGGTGTTCACAAACGCACGATCGGTATCAGCGAGATTCAATGCTCCGAAAATCCCAGACATGATTTAGATTCCTTTCGTAACTGATTTTTCCGACCGCGCTTATCCGACCAACAGGACTTTGGTTAAGTCCTTGTCAGCAAGCGGGATACATTGACCGACCACGAGAGTAGTGGTTCCAGTGGTGTCTGCCAGTTTACCGACATTGTCGGAGACGTAGACCATGCCACCGTAGGCGATAGTGGACAGATCGACACCGTAAAGGGTGCCGCGTTTGAGGACGGAGACCGCCCCGCCAATTCCAGCGCTGTTCAGCGCGATTCCGAAAAAGGTATTGATCGGCGCTTGACCGTTTGCATCTGCAATGCCAGCCTTTCCAGCCGCGTTGATGTAAACGGGCAGTCCAGGGGTGATCGCCTCAGCCGCTATGAGATCGTAGATCTCAGCTTTTGAGGGATGGACTGGACCGATCATTCTAGCAGTAACAGCAATTTCAGCCATTTGGTTGCTCCTGTTTTACAGTCTGAGTTTGGGACGATCTGATTGATTATCCTCTTTGGAATCTTTAGGTTTCAGATTCCGAGGCGGTGTCCCAAACGGGGTTTTTTTGTCAGCAAGCCAGAAAGGTTTGAGTTTCGCGAGGTCGTCGAGCGCCTCTTTGATGCCATCAAACTTTCCGTCTTTTTCCTTGATCTTCGTTCTGTCAAGCACGAGAACGACGTCCTCGATCGATTCCGGTCGGAACCCAGCGCCAGCAGCCGCGAGGCGAACCTCGTATGACAGTTTCAGATCCAACAATGCTTTGAGCGCCTTGTCCTTTTCGGATTCGGCAGCCAGAGCTTTGTCCTGGGCTTCTTTCAGATCCTTTTCGAGTTTTTCCTGAGCGGTCAGTTTCTCGTCTTGGATCTTCTTGAAGTCTGCCAGCGACTTTTTCAGATCATCAACCGACTTGATGCCGAGACCTTCGAGCAGTTTGTTCGTCGCGGTTTCCTCAGCACGTGAAAGACGATCTTGAATGATCTTGTCGAGCTGTTCCTGCGTAAACGTTTTCGGTGGATCTCCGGGGGGCGGATTCCCAGGGGGCGGATTGCCACCGGGGGGATCGCCAGTAGGGGGATTACCACCACCACCGGAACCCCCGGTGTCAGGTGAGTAATAGAAAGCAGGACGCAGTAAAGCCAGGTTTTTCATTTTGTAAGATTCCTTTCCGACTTATTCCGCAGTCGTCGCGTAATTTGGGGTGAAAAAAGTGAACTACCACCCGCTGAAGCGGGTGGCTTCCTGGTTCGATGAGCGAGTAACCCCACTCTCCCCAGGCGTATACGTTTCTGGCGTTCCACCAGTACGTTCGGCATGGCCGAAATGTTCAATATTCAAGGCGGCGTTTTTATCGCGGTCATGCGTTGTCCCACATTCGGGACAAACCCATTCGCGTTCGGACAGCCGCAAATCCTGATAGATAAAAACCCGGTGTGGAAATAATCCACTCCGGGATCTTGCCTCTGTCGAGCTATTGAGAGTATAGCCCGATGAATTCGAAATTTCACATATAAGGCAGTAGTAATCGAGTACAATTGAATTTTCAAGCAGGTTTTCAATTCTAAGAAAGAGAGAAAAACAGCTATGAACGCAGTTGCAAAAATTCAAACTTTGTACGAAAATAAGGGCAAGGAGAAATTATTTATGAGCGCGGATCACAAGCTACCGCCACGCAAAGGCGTCAGCATCCGACCGCATAAGGGCGGGCGTACCGAACGCCTTGAAATTCGGATCGAGCCGGAAGTGAAAAGATTGCTTTTAGATCACATTTCGCAAACCGGGGAGAGCTACTCAGACTGGATCACCCGTAAGGTGAAAGAGGATCTCGAAAAGAATCTATCCGCTTAACTTCATAATCCCAAACAAAAACCGTAACCTGAGGGCTACGGTTTTTTGATAAATGCGTCTGCTGGATGTTGATCAAAGACGCGCCCGGCAGCCCGTTCAGCGAGTACGTAGTCGGCTGCCTCGCGCATTTGATCTGTGAGTCCGAAATCAAACTCAGGGGAGTAAAGGACGATACTCGTTCGGCAGTAATCGTGAAACGGAGCCCAGTCCAATTTATCTGCATACCTGGGCGTTCCTGTTAGTTGAAATGGCTTATCGAAGGGTTGGATCTGACCATGCACCCGTAAACAGCAGTCGGTAGTCCGGGAATCCAGCGCGGCGATCGCCTGTTTACTCATGTCGTCCTGCTTGTACTGCTTGACAAGATCCGAGAACGAATCCCACAGCAGGGCGAGGATCCAGAATATCGCAGTGCCCAGGATCGATCCCGGGCGAAGAATTCCGCGACGATCCTCGTCACCTGTGATCAGCGTAGGATCCAAGCCAGCCAAGATCAGGGTCTCGATCGACACCAGTTGAGAATCGAGATATTCAGAAAGCACGTTTATTGCGTTATCGGTTTGACTGGATAAACCCATAGCACCGAATGACTGCACCTCGATACCGTAATACCCAAGTTGCCGTTTGGCTTCCTCGATCCCGAATTGTTCTGCTTGCTGAAAAATCGGTTTGGTCTCAGTGAGGACGGTTTGCTTCAATTCTCGCATGACCTCGCGGGCACCAAATAACGGCTGAGGTTCAGTGAGGGCGGTAAGCATGGAGCGGTGGGCGTTGCGGTAAGCGGAAAGGATCACGCCTCGCGGGTGATCCGATGTTCCGACTTTTGCGAACAGGTTGCCGATCTCAGAATTAGCCCGTACCGCAGATCTGATTGAGCGTTCCAGTGGGTTACTCATTTTCCTCGTTCAATCCCTTGTTTTTTTCGATCCAGATCCCGTTTTTTTGCCAGCGCATTTGGGTCGTTATTGTTGAAATTGATCACCGAGTTGAACCCGGAAAGGTGAGCCTGATAATCCTCAGAATCGATGACTTCCTGAATCTGATCGTTGGTCCAGCCCTGCCGTTTCAAGAAGATCGGTAACGAGATCCCGGCTTTCTTTGCCTCGGACGCGGCTTTGTACAGTTCGGTCTCAGCTTCCAGATCATCGAGCGGATCCTGTTTGAATACCGGACGTTTACCGATCCGGTGATCCAGATCACCCTTTGCGTAACTGTCAAGATTGAATCCTTCATACCCTTTGTATCCGCGCCAGCCACCGATCGCGACCGCCATCTGCTGAGCCTTGATTATCGCGTCGTCGTAATTGACCCGGCGCATTTCTACCTTATCCTCAACGGGTTGGCGGTGGATCCTGAGTGCACGTCCTGAGATCTCGCCTGAGGATTGTCGGAGATCCAGCGTAAGCTCCGGGTAGTCTTTTTCAATGTCTTTGAGGAGAGTGTTGATATGCTCAGACGTCGCGCCGATGTCGAGATCCGCGACCATCGGAGTTACTGAGGATCCCGTCGGACCGTAGAAGGTTGGGATCTTTTGGCGACCTGATTCAGGGTTGTCGGTAGTCCCGCCTTGACTTTTCGTCTCTACTGCTTCCTGATCACCCTTTTTGACGCCGGAGAGGAACCAGGGGGCGTCTACCATTTTACGGATCTGATCATTGAGCTTGCTGGTAACGTCGTCAACCTCCCGGATCTTCGGAATTGCCGGGTGGAATTCGGACCACCCGAAATCAAGTCCGACGTTGTTGTGCTGTATTGCAACCATAGGAATAAAACCGTAAGGGACTAACCACGAATACGAGGGCGTACCGTTCTCGTCGTAACCTGAGAGGAAAGGCTTGTTGTCGAGGTATGTTTCGTAAAGGACAGAATCCATGTAACGAGTCGCCTTTTCGGTGTAGATCTGAGGCTTGCCGAACCCGTCCTGATTTGCCCAGACTTCCTCGATCACATAACCCTTGATGTTATGCCAGTCGTCAAATGTGACGTCTTTGATCGTTCCTGGATGGCGCAGGGTCATGTAAACCTTTTGCCGGATCGGATCATCGTTGATCTGGATAAAGGCGTCACCCAGGATTGAGCCCCACAGCGAGAGCGTGTCTTTCAGGAAAGCCCAATTCGAGGATCTCCACGTATTAGCAATCGCGATCCGCAGGGCTTCGTTATCCGTAACGATCGGCAGGGAGCTTGGGATTTGTTCCCCGTCACCTGCTTCCGGATCCAGTGGTCCGGCGAGCAGGTGCGAGCGCCAGAATTCGCCGATCCGATAGGCAGGGTTGTAGATATTGCGGATATATCGGTATAACCCATAATCAGCCCGGAACGCCTTAGCCCAGGTATGCAGATCCCTGTAAGCGTTGTTTTCGTAAAACGCCCAGTAGATCTGGTAGCGTAGTTTCCTCGCCTCGAAATCCGAAAAGTGATCCGTCTGCATCGTGTCGGATCTGAGGTACGCCTCTTTGAACGCTGAAATTCCAGCCATAAGCCTACTCCATAAATTCGCCATGATCTACCCGTCCATCATGAGGGGATTTGTTTTTCAAGTTGTTCGATCCTCATCCTCAGGTTAATGTTTTCTTTTTCCAATCGGTTGTTGTCGATCGTCAACCGATCGACCTCGTTCCGCAAGTCACGGTTATCGCGTTCGAGCGTGATTAGTTTATTCGTTGAATCACGCCCCGCAGTTTCCAGCGCATCGATCCGGGCGCGGAGTTTTTCGTTTTCCGTGACTAAACGAGCGTTTTCCTCTTGCAGGGTATCAACCGTCTTTTGCAGAGCGGTAACGGTGTGCTTTTTCGCCGACGTGAACGCGGTCACGATCGCTGTGATAAATGCACCAAGCGCCGGAATTCCAGAAATTATAAGTGCAGTGAGTGTGTTTTGATCCATGTAACCGCCTCGGTCTATTTGGGATATTTACCAAATGCCGCGCCGGATCCACGAGTTTGAGGACCAGCGCGGCAGTTTCTTGAATTTACTGTTTATCCTTTTGGAGCGTCAGCGGTCATGGCGTTCTTAATGCCTTCGTACACACCCGAGGCGGTGATCCCAAGCGCGAGACCGAACATGACCGCGCCGAACCAGCCACCAAAACCAACGATCGGTCTGAGGCTATACTGGTACGCCACACCGAAGGCGATCCCCAAAAGCAGGGAACAGACCAGCAAGACCTTGCCCCTGACACCAAGGTTTTTCAACAGGGCGACGAGCCCAAAGACAACGAACACGAGAGGTACTCCGTTCACGATTTGATTGAATTCCATTGAAAAAATCCTTTCAGCTTAGATATGTAATCTCTCACAATCGAGAGATAAATAAAAACCCGGTGTGGAAATAATCCACTCCGGGAATCTTGCCTCTGTCGAGCTATTGAGAGTATAGCCCGAAGAAGGTCGTATTTCACGTAAAAAACCGACACCCGAGGCTGAGGTGGGCAGCTTCGGGTGTCCTTTCGTCCCGGTTACGGCTCCGGGTTACGGTTGAGTGGGAGCAACCATAACGATGAATAAAGGGGTGTAGAGAAAGGAGAAATAAGGTGTGAGCAATTAGAGTATAGCGTGAACGCCCTGCATTTTCACATCTCGGCGCGGTTTTTCGGCTTGATGCTGAAATGCCCTCGAATCGTATTGACTATGTTGTGCTGGAATGTCACCTCGACGGTGGCGAATCCCGACCCGGCAGCGCGAGCGGCTTCGCACGCCGTGACAAATAGCTCCAAATGCTCAGGCGTCATAACGTAAGCAAGCCGAGTAAGCAGGATCGGTGAGATATGCTGTTTCGGTTCCGGTTCTACCGGGATCTCAGGGTTTATGTTCATAGTCGGTCAAGGCTTAGTCTGAATCATCAGGGGGGCGAACGATAAACAGTTTGCCCTGGTCAATGATGATCCCGCATCCTTCGGGAATATCAAGCTCCATGATGATGTCGCTGTCCTCGTTTGGTTTGG